TGCTTCAGGGTCAAAACAAAAATGAATAAGATCTTCAATTATTTTAAAAAACTTATCATCATAAGTTGATAAATCAACTTCATATTTTTCTAATTCAAGTTGTCTCTTCCAGACAAATTCAAAATTATTTATAATCCTAGAAAAGTTTTCCTTCAACTTCTCTTCATCAGGGTGGGGAAGAATTTTAAAATCTAAGGGAGCACCTAAGATTTTTTCAAGTACTTCCTGTATCTCCTTCTTTTGATTCAATAACATCATATATTTCTAATAATTGTTCAGGGAATAGATTTTTTCTTTGAGAAAAGATTGATATAGCAGATTGAATATCTTCAGCTACTATTTTATTAATTATCTCTCCATCTTTAAAGGACAGATGATATTTTTTCATATTTTATCTTTTAGTTTAACAATCTCACTACACTTAGTGTAGTCTTCTTTTTTTTCATAAAATTTAAGAACAGTATCTAAAACTTCCTTAAAATTATTTTTATGTACTAAAACTGAGCTAGCTATGTTTGAGACATAGGCTATTTTAGCATCACCTGATTCTTGTTCAATGGCTTCAGTTATTACTTTTAAAGCTTCATCTAAAATAAGTTGATGAAAATCTTCATCTTCAAGTAGTACATCTAACTCTTCTTTAGATTCATATAAAATTTCTAATGACAATATTTCTTTTTTCTTATCCATAATAATTAGGTTTTAAGAGTTAGTAATGGTGATGATAAATATTAAATGTGTATAAGATTGTTTTGATAATACTAAGTATGATATTTTACTCTATTTTTAATAAATCCATTTCAAATAGGGGGTTACTAACTTTTAAGGGTAATACTTTTTCTTTTAATTCCTTAATACTAATTTCTACACCTTCAAGATTATAATCACCAGGTTCATTATTCTCTAATATTTCTCTAAGAGATCCAATATGTTGTAAAAATTCTTTTATATCTTTTGTTGAATCAATTGTAATTTTAATATCATAATCAATTGGCTCACCTACATTGTATATTTGATCATAATTTGTATGGTTATAAAATTTTTTTGAAATTTCCCAATCTTTATCACTAAATCCATATAAGTCATTAGCATAACTATGCTCTAATTCATATTTTTCTAACAAAAGTTTTTTTAAATTTTGAGAGGGAACCCACATTTTATTACTAAAAGGTTCTAATTCATAAATTAAATTAATTAATTGAGGAGAATTACCTTTTATTACAAAATCTATATTATATTTAAAGGGTAGTTTATCAGTGTGACTAAATTTACCCCATTTGCGGATAAAACGTCTTATTTCTATTTGATCAGCTAGTTGTTGCGTTTGAACTTTTTGTTGTGCTGTGGTATCATTTTGATCAAACCAATTCTTTCCTCGTGATGATACACAAGTAAAATGGTAAACATTAGCATGATATGTTTGTTTAACTTGAATATTTAAATGTAAAGCTCTTTGAACAATATCTGAGTCACATCTTGATCTCCGAAAATTTGTATCATATCCTCCTAATTTATTCCAAGTTTGTTTATACACAGTAAAAGGTGCGAAAAAATAATCTACCATTTTATCTGATTTAATTGTATCAGCATATAATAAAAAATCATTCCATTTAAAATCTTCTGGGGATAGGCCAAAGTTCATAGTGAATGTAAGATCAGATGGTCCATGTAATGGAGGTTCTATTCTTGTTGAGCTTAAAATCATGTCATGCTTTAAGTGTTTCAGTATCTCAGTATCATAGTGTTTTGATACTACCATATCACTCTGTAAGTAGCTAACAATTTCATGTTTTGCTGTTTCTATGATCAGATTGGAATTTCTCTCAGGACCTAATACAGGTTGGATCTTGTGAGTGATAATCTTTAGATCTTTGAAGTCTTCCTTAATACTCCTAAGATAGTTTAGTGTACCATCATTGTCTTTATCAATAAAGACCAAAATTTCATGTTCATCACTATCTAAATTCTCTTTTAAAGATTTTAATAACAACTTAGTGTATTCTAAGGTGTTAGGTCCTGTATTTGTGGCAAATGTAATTTTCTTCATCAATCACAAGTAAAGATATAATCAACTCCTTCAATATCCACCTGTTTATAACCTAAGTTTTCTATAAACTTAATAACATCAGTAGAACTATCACCATATCTATTTAACCATTTTTCACACAATTCAACACATAACACAGGTTTATATTTTTTAATTGTATTCACTGCTCCTCTAAGAGCTTTTAATTCAAAACCTTCAACATCCAACTGTAATAAGTCACAACCCGGGAGATTAAGGCTATCAATACTTATAGAGGGTAAATGACCATCACCACTAATATGAACCCCTCCAGTATCATGTGGTATATTTGGACGTTCTAACTGTTGCACTTGTACTGTTTTGTTTGAGTCACTTAAACAAGCTTGTAGTTTAAATACATTTTCTTGTGTTACATTTTGAGATAAACAATAAAAATTTACAGGATCAGGTTCAAATGTATATATATAGTTGAAGTGATTAACAAATGTACTTAATATTAAACCACAGTTTCCTCCAGCTTGAATCATTATATTTTTATTTTTTACATAAGGAAGAACATGATTTACAAGATCTAGATGTTCATTTTGACCCTCCCAACTCTTTTGGTCAATAACTGGCCATACCCACTTACCATTTTTAATTGTTGTTTTGTTATTCATATCTTTTGTTTATAAAAATTTATTGTTTTTTGTAGACCTATACTAAGATCATTTAGTTGTGTTATTGAACTTTGTTTTTTTATTTTATCATTATTCCCACAAATAATAGGTGATGTTAAAACTCTAACTGATGGTTCACCGAATCTTATATTATTTGTCTTGACCATCAGTGAACCTATTTCTAAAACTATATCTTTAAGTTTATACTGTTGTCCTGAGCATAGGTTATAAACTCCATCAATATTACCTATAACAAGACTATATATGAAATTTACAAAATCATCAACAAATATATAATCTATTGTTTTATCACAATTATCTAATTCAACCTTTTCATTTTTTAATAACTTATTAATGACAGTAGGAATTAATCTAGTACTAACATCATTAGGACCATAAACATAACATGGTCGTACCCATCCCCATTCTATATTGTGTCTATCACATAAAAGTTTACTACAATTTTTTAAAGCATACTTTGATAAACCATAATGATTAATGGGTTGCTCATTATCTGTTTCTAATGCTGGTGTTTTTAACAAACCATATTCAGCAAAACTACCAAAACCTATAAACTTAGTTTTTTTTGGTAATCTACTTAACATATCTATTAATCCAATACCCTGTTCTATATTATCATATTGAGACAAACTATTAACATCATTATAATTATTTCCTCCTTTCCACGCGCAATGTATAAGAACATCTGGTGTGAAGGTATCTATTTGTGTTTCTAATTGGTGTGAATTTGATAAATCTGTGCTTATGTAATTAATTTTGTTTAAAATATCAGTGAGGTTATTGGAGTTTTTTGACAAAACAAGCACCTGATGTTTGTGTGAGATTAATTTTCTTACTATATTTGACCCTAAAAAACCATTACCACCAGTAATAATAATATTCATAACATATAAAATTTAAAATAGAGCTTATTACTCATATATTTCTATCTTGATCTGATTTTTATCAAATCCTAAGCTTTGTAGATTACTTTTTGCTTGTTTTACCATATCTTTCCACCCACATATAAAAAATTCCATATCCAAATTATTATATGTTCCATTTTCAATTTGATCAAAATAGTTATTTATAATAGATTCATATACAGTATGAACATATCCTTGATTACCATTCCATAATTCTCTTGATAATATAATATGATACTTGAATTGTGGTAAATCTTTTTCTAATTGAGTCATCTCATTATAATATAATATATTTTCTACATTTCTTGTTCCAAACACTAAGTGTATATCACCAGTTTCAATCTTATTTTCTCTAATATGCTCAAGCATACTTTTAAATGGTGATATACCAGTACCTGTACAAATAAATATATAATTCTTTTTAGTATTATCACCCATTATCATTATCCCAGAAGGTCCTTCATATATAAGTTGGGTACCAATTTTAGATTGCCATAGATATTCAGTACCTTTCCCTCCAGGTTTTTTAACTATAATTAACTCGTATGTATCCTGGGAGGGGGTATTAGCTATAGAATAATGTCTAATCCTACGTGATGGTTTTTCATCAATGGGTAGTTCTAGTGAAAGAAATTGCCCGGGTTTAAAAAGGGGTTTTTGTTCAGGTTTAAGATAAAAACGGCTGACTGTTGATGTTTCTTTAATAATATTAGTTAGTATTGCTTTCATTATATAAAAAATTTATGACTTTATGTCTAGATTCTTTGTCTGATCCAAAGGTTATAGCCTTATCATCAATATAATAGTCAGCCATTATTTTTGGGCTATATCCTGATAGTTTTTTTTGGTCTGGTAGGTTCTCATTTATGGCATCAAATTCTAATCCTTTTTCCCCACACCATTTAACAGCTTCTGTAAGTGATTTATATTGTTCATTATCACCTCTATTTGTCCATAAAATCAACTTATGCCCTCTTTGTCTAAGATTTATAAGTAGAGTCATCAGCTCTACTTGCTCTGGTGATTGGTTTCCTATTTTTGGAAAAGCATATTCACATAAAGTCCCATCAAAATCTACAGCTATAACTAATTTTTTATTCATTTTATGTTTAATTTTACTAATTCATGAGCCGTTAAATACGCCTCTTTTATAATATCAAAGTTTTCATAGAAATCTGGGTGGGAGACAAAATCTTCTATAATATCTCGAGCATAAGTTCCAATAGCTACTCCATTACATCTTACTTCACACTGTTCAGCTAGTTGTTTAGATAAAGCATTTGTTCCTCCTGAAAGTATAATGTATACTCCAGTTTTATGGTTAGAAGGACGGTATACTCTTTTAGAGGTTAGTTTCGCTTTTCCGGGACCTATTTTAGTAGTTTTTTTATCTACTCTCATATTAAATTTCTTATTAATGACATCAGCGCAAGATACAGCTTGAAGGGTAGTATTGAAATCATTTTCTCCTCCACTCATAGGATACCCATCAGCTTGAATAATAAGCTTATCGCCTGATATTTTTTGGGCTTCTTCAATCCTATACTCCAGATTTAGATTTCCTAAGTTTAGTCTATCTAAACACATAGAATTAAAGTTAGTAGGATTAATCTCATTAACTAATTTCCATTCCTCCATAGTAACTTTATGTTCCCCCACAGCAGCATGTAATTCAAACAACTCAGCACCTGCTTCTAGGCATTCTGGAAGTAGTTTTTTTAGTTCACGAGCGTTATGTCTATAAGAAATAATATCGTCTTTAGGGCAAATATTGCTACATTTACCACATCCTATACAAAGATCTTTAACTACTATTTCTTTTGATGGGTCTTCAAATTCAAATGAACCCTTTAATCCTTTAAATATGTCTAATTTTTCAGTAAAACCTTTAGGAATAGCTTCAGTAGGGCATACTGGGATGCATAAATTACATCCCACACACTTGTTGGGGTCAATGTATGATTTTCTTACATGGTGGTCACCTGGCATTCCTATACTTGCCATAATAAAGGGGCGGGTTCCTATATCTACATTTAGTTGGGGGGCAATTTCGTATGCTAAATTTATCCCTTCAACAGCATGTTTAACTACTTCAACATTAGCTGAAATATCTAATATTTTAGCCCCTGCTAAGGTATAGATAAAGGAAAGTTTTTTAACATAAGGGGCATCTTCATTTCCTGCCCCACATATCATTTTAAAACATTTCTCTTCATTAAGAAGAGTTTGTAACATTTGAAACCTTGAACTCATTATTTTCTATTTTTAAGTAATCCAATCCTTTCAGAATATTCAGCACTTAATTTGGATGATATAGATAACTTATATTGTAACCATTCTATTTCAAAATCTAATGCTTTTTGGATTACATTATCAATAGTATGAATATTGGTTTCATTAAGTCCTATTACAACATTTCTAGTTTCTACTCTGTCTAGTAGATTTTTATGGTACATATCTTTTATAAATTGGGTACTTCTAGTTGATACGCTCCCTCCAAGTGTGTTTATATAACCTAGTTTTTTAGATTTACTTAGAATTTTTTCTACTTTATCAAGTATAAAATTACTATCTACCTCTGATTTATTTAAGTTATAAGATTTAGAAAAATCAGATCTCCCCACTACAATTCCTTTTAATTTTCCTTTTCCATTTTCTAATATTTCATCTATATTATTATATGAAGTTTTACTTTCAATAACAATATATCCATCAGCTCTATTACTATAAGGCTCAATCATTTCAGTAAATTTACTTAGTGCAAACTCTGTTTCAACCATAGGAGCAATAATACCATTTATACCCATTCGTATACAATTATATAGATCACTTTTAGCTTCACATCCCCCTATCTTAACAAAGGATTGCAAACCACAAATCTCAGTAACCCTTTTAAAAGCTACTACATCATTCAATAAAACTCCTTCATCCTCAAAAGATTGTTTCATCCCAATAATACCATAATTTTTACCTAAATTTTTTAAACTGTCTTTTAAATCTATTACCATAACTGTGTGTTTATAATTTTTATTGATTCTAAAATAAAATTTGTATCCATTCCCCAAATTAATAACATAGGTCTCTCTTTATTCTCTATTTTTTTATAGTTATCAATATCCTTTTTAGTAGGTAAGAATAAACCCAACTTTTCTATTGGTACTATGTTATATACTTTATTAATATAATCCAAAAAAATTGAATTTCCAAACTGGCCTGGGATTTTTAGGCTTGATGAGATGTCATAAGGTCCTATTAGGAATAAATCAAATTCGCAATTTATTAAATCTTTGATATTATCAATAGCTTTTTGGGTTTCAATTTGACCTATAATGATAGGTTTGTGGTAATCTAATGGATACTCTCCCCATTTATTTTCTCTAACTAGTCCACATCCTCTTATTCCTCCTTGAGACGGATACTTACAATAATTTATTATTTCCTTAGCTTCTATAGTATTTTCTATAGTAGAGAATATAACTCCATCAACTCCAGCATCCAAACACATTCTTACTAGTTGTTTGTCTAAAGTGGTAAATCTAACAAAACATTGTTTTTTTTGCAATGTTATAACTTGAATACAACTATATAATGTTTGATTATCAAAATGACCATGTTCCATATCTAAGACTACACCATCTAAATCTGAATGAGTTAGCAATTCTGATATTAAGGGGGATGGTATTGTTTGTAATGTTAAATTCATTTTCTTATATCATATGATAAATTATTAACTCCTATTATCATATTTTTTTCAATATCACTTATGTCTAATAAAGGAGACATATCCTCTATAGGAGGTGCCAATATTCCATCTACTACAGCAATTCCTTTCACTTTTGGAACCAATTCTTGTTCAGGATTCATGAAACACTCAAATATAGCAGACTTATTATAATTTAAAAAATCTTCTAGCTTTGATTTTTTACTATTAAAATAGGTTATACCAAAGGCATTAGATATTTTCTCAAAATTAGGAAGTGAAACACCAGTAGATGGATCAACCCCTGTATATCTTCCATTAAACAACATTTTCTGGGTGTGTTTTATAAACAGATAACCTTCGTTATTAAATATAATAATTTTTAATGGTAAATCATATCCAACAATTGTTTGCAATTCTTGTAGATTCATCATCATACTACCATCACCATCAAGTAATATAGTATTTCCTTTATGTGCAAAACACGCTCCTATAGCTGATGGGAGTCCATTTCCCATTTCACCTAATCCATTTGAAGCAAAAGCAATTTGATTGGGTTTTAACTCTAAAGCTTGATGGCTACAAGGTAGTGGGGTTCCTTGTCCTATAATAATTACATCATTATTCTTGAGATGTTTAGATAGATTGTTTATAAAAACATAAGAATTATCATAAGTCTCATTATCTAATATATGTTGTTTTTCAATTAAAGGAAAACGATCTTTATATAAAACACATTGATCATACCAATCATTTATGTTTATTGATATATTACTATTCAATAATTTCTCTATAATTTTACTACAATCTTCTTGAATAGTTAAATTGTATCTAATATGTTTTTTGAGCTCACCTTCATCATTATTTATCATAACAATCTTTGCTTTTGGAGCAAAATTGTCTATATCATATCCTGTTTGTGGTAAAGCTAATCTACTACCTAATACTATAAGTAGATCACAATTCTGTATAACAAAATTAGCACATCTCTGTCCATATAAACCCGCACAACCAAAGTTATAAGGATGATTATATGGTAATATATCAAGACCTGACCATGATAATAATGTAGGAATTTTTAGTTTATCTATTAAAGCTTTTAGTTTTTCTTGACTCTTTGAAAGTTTAATACCGTGACCTGCTAATAACACAGGACGTGTGGATTTAGATATTAGATTTATCAGCTCATCTATTTTAGAATCTAATTCAATTTCTTTATAAGACTCCTCAGGTATAAATTTATTTAGATCTGTAGGAACTACTTTAGAATTTTGTATATCAAATGGGATATCTAACCATACAGGACCGGGTCTTTCATGTAAACAATAATGATAAGCTTTTTCAAGATGATATAATGACTCATTCTTATCCATTATAGTATCTGAATATTTTGTCATACTTGACACAACCTCAGCTGCTTTAAATCCCTGAGTTCCTAACATTCTGAGGTTGGAATGAGCGTTAATATATTTGGTAGCTTCTTGCCCAGATAGTATTAAGCATGGTATAGAATCAGCCCAATTACTTAATACTCCTGTGATAGCGTTTGAAGCTCCTGCTCCTGCTGTAACAATAGCCGCTGACAGTCTACCATTAGTTCTATAATAAGCACCTGCTGCCATTACAGCTGCTTGTTCATGATGCATATATACTATCTTTGTATAACCTTTGTTCGCAATAGAATCAAATATATGAGCATTAGCTGATCCAATAATACCAAATACAATATCAATACCTTTTTTACATAAAAAGTCAGCTATAAGATCAGATACTTTTATAATATTTACCATATAAATTTATCTCTGTAATATTCTATTATATTAGTTAATTCTTGGTCAAACTGTTTTTTAGGTTCCCATCCTAATTTCTTTAATTTAGAATCATCTAAAGCGTATCTAACATCTTGACCTTTTCTATTAAAACTAGTATCAATATACTTAAGAAAATCTACATCTCCAAGGTATTCTTTAATAATTTTTTTAACTGTTATAATATTGGATTGTTCAAACCCCCCAGCTATATTATATACCTCATTAGTTACTTTAGATTCAATTATAGTAATAATAGCGTCAGCTGTGTCTTGGGCATGTAACCAATTTCTAATAGGTGTTCCAGCATTATGTAATGGAATTTTTTTACCTAAACCTAAATATTTGCAAGCTTTAGGTATAAGTTTTTCAATATATTGACCTATACCATAATTGTTAGTAGGACGGACTATAAGGTAAGGTAAATTATATGTTCGAGCCCAAGCTAATATTAATTGATCAGCTGCTGCTTTAGTAGCTGAGTATGGGTTACTAGGGTGAAGGAGATCAGTTTCAGTATGAGCTCCTTTTTCAATATCTCCATAAACCTCATCAGTACTAAAATGTAAAAATATAGGTTTTTCTGAGTTTTCACCTCTATAATTTCTGATTAGTTCTAAGAGGTTATGCACACCTTTTATATTTGATTCAATAAATACTTCACTTTCAAATATAGAATTACCTACATGAGTTTCAGCTGCTGTATTAATAACATAGTCACAATCATATAAAAATTTTAAGTCATTTATATCACAATGAACAAATGAAAAATTTTTATACTTATTAAATTCTTTTAATAAATGTTTGTTAGAAGCATAGGTCATTTTATCTACGCCTTTAACATACCATCCCTTTTCTAAACAGGTTCTAGTTACATAAGATCCTATAAACCCCAAACAACCTGTTACATAAACTACTTTAATCATTTTAATTTTTTTTATTTTGTATACTTACTAATAATATCTCCAAAATACAACTCATAACCCATATCATTGTTTAATGGCCAGTTAAAGCACTTCTCATAATTAATCTTAGCGTACTCTAACATCTCATAGTACTTCTTGGGGGATAGATTGTTGATTATGTCAGATAGCTCCTCTTCAGTTTCAAAATACAAGATACCCCTGCTATCAAAAAACTCACCTATATTAATACATCCATGATAGATTGGTATAGTCCCAGTTAAAAAACAATCAACTATCTTTTCTGTGAAATAATTATCATCGCAGGATACGTTTTCGATAGCAATACTGAACATGTAATCTGCTAATGCATCTAGTTTACTAGGTATCTCTTTTCCCATTCCTCTACCAAACAAATCTATCCTATCCTTTATGCTATTTATAAACTGCAATCTCTTAACATGACCAGGTAGAAATGCTTTAGATGAGACTACGGCTGATACAAGTTTTGTCTTGTCATATATTTTTAAGGCTTCTGCTGGATAATTATATGTATCAACTAGTGTTGATTTGTATGGTGCATATCCATAGGGATTTGTTGGTAGCATATTAAATTGAGTAACTTCTGTTACTGGCATTAATCGTGCATTAGGTATTAGTTTTAGTAACTCTCTATCATAAGTTAAGACAACATCAAACTTTTCGTAATTTTCAATTATAGCATTAAATATTCTATTCTGAAAATACTCACGTTGTTCATACAGTCTTGCAACTACTGGTGCCCTTCTTTTTAATTTTATCTTACCACTTAAATAATCCAATACAGACTCATCTGCTAAAACAGTCATATCAAATTCACCATCTTCCTGATTATAGCAATACGTAAACTTAGTTGGGTGATGGTGAAACTCATTGTAGCCAAATGTATTTATTTGAGGAAGTTTCTCTCCACTTAATCCCTCTCTGTAGTGCTTTCTATTTCTAATTTCAACCTCTTGATGAATTGATCCACCCGACTCTCTTTCTTTAGTTCTAACTTGACATGATGGACTAGAATTCCAGACGTATGTAGGAAAATCAACTACACCTATCTTTTCCTTAGGACACATTTCCAAGCAAGGATAAGCTACTGCTAGATCTGGTGCGTGGTGATACCATTTACCACTCTGCATCGACTTGATATCATCTAGATTAATTGCTTTTGCTAAAAAACCACGAAAAGTTAATAAATGACTAGCTCGCCAAACATCTCTACGATACAGCTTATGTTCATGAATTAGATCAGGATAATGGGTATTTTGTGGATTAGCCTTTACCACACTTTCTGAGCCGTCGTATGCATAAAATTCACCATAAGTCATCCACGGATCCCTTTCATTGTAGAAGTTGTTTAATTTTTCTAATACATGCTCATCAAACAACCAGTCATCGCCACACATAGACACACATATTTCATCATCCTCTAGTGTTTCATAGAACCTAACGTAATTGTATATAGCCTCTTCTCCAACTCTAACTTCATTTTTGATTACTGTAAACTTGTCGTTACTGCCTACAATGCTATTAACCAACTCATTTGTTTTGTCAGTTGAACAATCATCCACATACATGACATGGTAGTTTGTATATGTTTGGTTCAAGATACTCGCTAAGTTGTATTCTACCCACTCCTCATTATTGTAGGACGCAACTATAATTTTAAATTTATTTTGCTTCATTACTTATTATATAATTTTTATAACTTTTTAAATACAGATTTAACACTCTTTCTTCAGTTTCTGCGTCAATGTATGGTGTATATCTATCATCTGAATATACCATTTTTAACACAGAATGTAACCTGTATTGAATCATTTCTTCCTCATTTATTTCTGGATGTACATCTATTTCGATTATTCTGCTATTCCAAAATAAAGGAATGTCTTCCATGGTTATTTTATAATCAGCTCCATCTAAGTTATCTGCTCTATAATTTTCTTTTTTAGGATTAATATTAACCCATCCCTCCTTATAGTCATCATACCCATATCTTATTTTTATATTGGACTCAAAGAAATTGGTAGGTATTTCTAATGATGGACATATGTTGTTAGATATTAGTTGGTGCATATACCCATCAAAGTGTCTTAGCTGCTCCTTGTATGGTGTTATCGCTAATTGTGTCGGTAGTGGTATATTAAGTTGCTCTCTAAGAGCTACTAGATTTGTATGCCCATGAAGACCATCTGCTCGCGGTAGAGTGATGTCTCCCCAGTCTCCAGTAAAGAACCAATTGTAGTAAAGCTCTTTAGTGATTATATTAAGACTCTCTACAAACACACCATCTTGGCATAAGCCATAAGTAGTGTGCTTATAGTTTTTATTAAGTTGTCTGGGATACTCTTCTGATAACTCAATGTAACCACTCTTTGCACATCTAATAATCTCTGGCCAATGGCTCATCATAATAGTCGGGTTTCTATCTATCTGCTTTCTTGCCTCTGTAATCATTTCCTCTAAATAATCATTATTTGAGTCTAAGAAAATGTGATCATGGTTGCATAATAAAAATACAAAATCACTATTGATGCTATTGTATAGGTTTTTCCAATCCTTCTGATACTTTATTCTTGTTGGTGAAAATACTATATCCACATCCCTAAAGGTACTGTAAACAAACTCAGGTAACTTATTTACCTGCTCTTGGTTATACACTGCAGGGTCACACTCTATATTAACTAACACCTTTGTCCATTTGTACATACTAGCCAAGCTACACAGACTGTACTTAGTTATATCTAACTTACTGTGCTGCTTCAGCAATCTACGGTCAAGTGAGACATACGGATTTCCTGGAGAATCTGTTAGATATACATTAAATATCAGTACCATGCTTATATGTTTATACTACTTATACCTATATTTCTCTCAACGTTAATTGCAAAAGCTGATTGACTTCCGTTTGGTTTACTATCATTAACTAAATACCTAACTCCACCTCCTACACCCATTAACAGCTGGTCATAAAAAATTCCCACATCTCTTAATTGCTTTTCTGTAACTCCTCTTATTGACTCCTTTCTTCCCGTTAGTAGGATTATGCTATAACCCTTAGCTTCCCACTCTTCCAATTTTGACAAGGTGCCTGGGAGTAATTCCATTTTATACTCTGGGGTTGCTACTGTCGAAGGTGTGCCATGTTTAACTAACGTTCCATCTATATCACAAATAATTGTTTTAGCTCTAGTATCCATTATATAAAAGCTATGTTAATGTTTATGTTGGTTAGTATGTCATTTTTTATCTCCTCTTTATATCCAAACACAACATCTTTATTTCTATCTATATAATTCATTCAATTTATTTTTAATATTATTTCTTATTTGTTGATTAATATTTGGAAATTTGTTTTTAATTTTATCTAAAAAAATAGAATTAGATAAAACATAATGGCCACAAATTTTAATTAATTCCTTCTTATTAAGATATGGATCAAAATCCTGATTTACCCATTTTACCCATTTTTTAGAATCATAACATATTTTCCAATATTCATTAAATATAATATCATCTTTTATAAAGTCCAAATAAGTTTGAGTTTCTATTAACCCAAATTCAGGAGCTATATTAATTGAATCTAACCCTAGGTTAAATTTTTCCTTAATAACAGAAACCGGAATATAGTCCCCATTATGTTCTTTAGATAAAAGATTATTTTGTTTACAAACTTTAATCATTTCTTTCAACCTAGTAGAATCATAATTACCTGTTTGGCTTGTGCCTTTTAATGAAGTACCAGACTGGGTTACTAAATATTTGATTTGTTTAAATATCTCAGGGTTTAATTTAGATTTAAGTTGATGAACTAAGTCACTTAACTCATAGGGCTCAAACCGTCTGATAGCTTCTTCTGTACCCACCTCATATTGAATATTAGGATTTTGATTATAGCAATATTCAATCATTTTAATAGTTTCTTCTAAACCTTCAGAAAATATAGGATATTTTTTCCAAGGATCAATATGAATAACATCTAGATGTTTACAATCTTCACTTAATGATTCATACCCATCATCACTAATTTGTCCTTGTTCAGGACCTGAGTGGTCACGCACTATTAAAATTTTGTCTGTTTTAGATCTAATATATTCTGAAAATTCCTGGGTAGTCCAATTATTAACATATCCCCTAGTGTTTTCTACTTGTCTACGAGAAGGGATTAGACCTATAATATTATCTGTTTCATTACAAAATTCTATAATAGAGTCAACTATATTTTTAGACATGGGTCCAATAAAATATTTAGGTATCATATGTTAGTATATATTTTATATTGTTCTTCAGCTTGCAGTTTAGCTATTATTTTCCCAGATTGGGTAAAAGGTCTACCATCTATTAAATGTCCTTTAGTAATTACTTCTATAGGAGTAGCATTAAAAATATATCCTTTTAAATTATAAACTCTATCCCAATCTTTTCTTGTGATAACTTCATATGGAATATTTTTATGGGTACACATATATTGAACAGCTTTACTAAAACCTCCATCACCTAATATAGTTAGAAAATTAATGTCTTCCAAGAGATATTTAGAAACTCCTAACCAATCTGTATTGTAAGCTTTTAAATAACCATCTATATTTGTAATAGTATTAGCAGCCCCTATATTTTTACTCGCTTCATCTAATTCATCAACATAATTTAATACAGTTGTTTTAAATGGTATGCTAACAGCAAATCCTGTTATATTTAATGTTTTAACAGCATTTATAGACTTAACTATATCATCTGAATGGAATGATTTATATATAGCGTTAATATTATTTTCTTGGAATTTAGTATTAAAGAATTCACACCCATTATTTCCAGGGTTAGAAGAAAATGAGCAGAATATTTTAGTGTCTTTGTTTATCAACATTATGAAATAACTCAATAGATTTAAACCAAAGCATTTTAGAAAACTTATCATCATGTAAAGGAGACATATTTAAAAATATTAGAGCGGTGATAAATTTTATTAAGTCTAAATCATATTTATTATCTATTATCCATTTCTCATATTCAAACTTAAATTGAGTTAATTGATTGGATATAAAATATGAATAATCTATATTTAATGATCCTTCATTTAAGGTAATAAATGAATCATTTTTAACTTTATTATAGGGAATAATACAACCACCATATAATTTAGCTAAATCATAATATAAATCTCCTCCTTTTGTATTACCAGCGAATGATTCTCTCCAATCAATATATGTAAATTTATTAGTTGATGGGTCAAAAAGTATATTATCAAATTGAAGATCTCCATGGAATAAATCATACATTTGAATTGAAGTATGATCAAATGATAATTTATCTAAAATATTATTTAAAGAATTATATTTAGTTCCATTAATAATATATTCTTGTTCAGCATAATGTTTCCCAAATTTTTCTATAAATTTATTTTTACGTTGGGTAGTTTTATCAATATAAAAGATTTTAGATTCAGTTACATTACTATCAAAAAATTTAGCTTTAGTTTGAATTAAATTATTATAAAAATCTAAAAATTTAATAAAATAATCTAAATTATCATGTTGATATAATGTTTCTCCTTTTTCCCAATTATAACTGATGAAATATTTGCTACTAGAAAATTCTGATGGGATTAAATTTTTTAATACATTAGCTCGTTTTGCTTTATTTTTAATAAAAACTTCATCAGGATTAAATTTAATAAATTTATTTTCTTTATATGTTATTTCATCTGTTGTTTTATATAAAGATAATGGATGGTCTCTAAAATATTCTTTAGCCTTATTTAAGTCATCTAAATTACCTGTATCTAGCCAATGTAAATGTTTAGCTTTAAAACTGGGGTATTTGCCTAGATTATCAAATGCTGATACTATTTCTCCATTTTGGGTATTAGATTCTAGTTCTCTCCAGAAGATATCAAAATCCCAAATACTAGCTAAACCTATAAAAGCATTATCATACCCATTTGTATCTTTATTAACAAATTTTAGAATGTTATCATTATCATCTATATCAGCTGTAGAATATTTTTCAGGGTAACTAGTAGGATAAACACCTAGCCAATTCCCATCCAAATGAGGCATCTTTGAATCTATAATGCAATCTGCCACTACAAAATAGAATGGACGTTGTAAGTATTGTTTACATTGTAAGGCAGAATGTCCAGGGCCTGATCCATCTTGGTCAAAATTATCAACATCTACAAATGTGAATTTGTGATTAGGATAACTTAATAAACAATATTCTTTTAGTGATTCTCCTTTATAACCAAGAGCTATTATAAATTCATACTCACTAGGAAATTTATTTATAATATGAGAAATAATAGCTTTATTATTAATAGGTAATAATGCTTTATTAATATTTTTAGTTAGATTTTTTAAACGACTACCTATCCCCGCAGCTAGAATTAACACAGCAGGTGTTTTATGCTCAGCTTCTACCTTACCATCAGTTCTATTAAATTCATCATTTATTCTAATAACATCATCTACATGGGGAGTAGATACTTCTTGTAAGATAATATCTGTTATAGCTATCACTCTATGTTTTTTAGGTGGTGTGACATCAAAAAAGTCCCCAGCTTTCATGATTTTTTTCTCAACAACTCCTTCATCATTTTCTAACCATACTTCAGCTGTTCCTGAAATAATGTAGTTAGTTTCATGTTTGGATTGGTGGTATTGGTAACTAGTTTTATAGCCAGCATTTATATAAATTCTTTTATAGCAATAAAAATCATTTAATGCTAACCATTCTTCTTTTCCCCAAGGTTTATGAACTATTTTATACATTTTATATATTATTTTTCTTCATAATAATCTCCCCATTCAACTAAAATAGTAGAACGATCATCTGTTCTTTCATAAGCATATTAAAATGATTTAAATATTTGATATGGTTCTAAATAGTTATTTATAGGTTATAGATAATTTTTAAATTCATTTTGTAGTAAATCTACTCTATCTTCAGTATTGCATCCAGTTAGGTGAGCTAAGAAGCAGTCCTCATTCCATGGTGCTGGAATTGTAAATGTCTTGTTAGGCCCAGTCCTATTTGGACATGCTTGCCATACCTTTGTTCTTGTAATAAAATCTGGTACTGCATTCAAGTACCTATGCTCCAATATCTTAAAAGAGCCTCTTAGAGGAGTTTGGTTATATATCGCATTAAAGCATGCTTGATCTGCTCCAGAATCATGTAAGTACTGTTGGCTTGCTTGAAGGAAAGTATTGAACAAGGCTTCTGTGTCTTTAGTTAGTTGTAATATAAAATTGCCACCACTGAATCCTACATGACCTGTTGAACCATCAGGTGCCACTGGCCAATCGTATGAGAAATATGCAGTATGTGTGTCTGTGATAAAGTCTTCAATTGGCATTGTATTGTTTGTTACAATAGAATCTCCATCAAGCCACATCACAACATCGTAGTGTTCGAGCATTTGAAAAGTGTGTATTGTGCGTGCAAATCCTAAACCTATTGGAGTAGTACCGTCTATGTTAATACTGGGTGTCGATGGAAACGATCTTAAGACATTAAAGTCATAGCCATGTTTTTGGACATACCTAAGTTTTGATGGAATTGTTAAGTCCAGAACAGAGTACATTGCCTCATCGCATCCAGTCACTACTAAAACTCGCTTTTTACTCATTTATAAAATTTTTAATTGTTTCTTTAAATACATTAATACTATAATATTTTTTATAGTTGGTTTTAGCAATATTACTACAATGATTATAAAATTCTGTATCTTCTTTTAATTTATGGGCTAATTCTCTAGCCTGTTTTAAATTATGAACTTCTACGGATAAATCAGGGTGGCATAGTTTTTGTGTGTCAACTTTTACATTCCCAATACAAGGAATTCCAAAATAAGCACAATTTAATGAAAATGTTCCAGCAGCTACTGTAGGCATTAAATGAACAGCATATTTAAAATAACTTAATTGTTTTATCCAATCTACCCAAGACATTCTTGGGAGATGATTAAATAATTGATCTTCACCTTCACGTGTAGCGTGGGAAGTTTGTCCCCAAATAGGTACATTAAATTCTTGAGCTATTAAATAACTTTCAAAACCCCCATACCATCTTGCTAAATTACCCCCAATAATAACTTTATCTTCAGGTTGAGGATGAATATCCATTATAGTCTCATCAATCATTAAAGTTGGCATTACATATATTGGTTTACCTGGGAGTAAACCTTCGTAGTATTTAGAGTCTTCAATATTATGAGCTAATATTCCATCACATGATATAAGCATATTATAAAAGTTGATTTGGTCAACTAATTCATAATCATTATATAACCAATGAGGGCCTTCTTGTATATAAAATATCTTATTATTATATTGTTTTAATTTATCTATTAAATTAGAAGCTAATAAATCAGTTATTGGATTAGTTTCTGTAGTTAGTTTTGAACCACAAGCATCTAAAAAAACACGTCCTTTAGGAAAAATAATAAAAACAACATCATACCCAATACATTTCTCTTTACAAGTATTTATATTATAATGATCAGCATCTAAAGCATACATCCAAGCAAACTCAGTTCGCATATTAGGATAATCTTTTACAACTTTTCCTTCAAAAGGAAGTTCTGTTAAAAATGCTATTTTCACTTATTAAAAAATTCTTTAATCTTACTACAAACATAATCAACATCTTCAATAGTCATACCATGATGAGCTCCCAACAAAAATCCATTTTTCATTATAGTATCTGAGTTGGTAAATTCTTGAAGATATTCTCTATAAATAGGATGGCGTGTGACATTACCCGCAAAGGTAACTCTAGTTTGTATATTATTTTCTTCTAAGAAATGAAGTAATTCATATCGTTTTTCAGTTTGAAGTGGGATGGCTAACCAATTAGGCTTAATACTATCGTCAGGTAATATAATGTCACCTACTCCTTGAAGATTTTCAATATAACGTTCAATGTTAGCTCGTCTAATTTGTTCAAATTGTTTAAATCTTTCAAGTTGAACTAAACCAAAAGCAGCATTCATTTCAGAAGATTTCATATTATAACCTAATACACCATATAAAAATTTATAATCATATGGAATACCATCTACATTATGATTAAATCTATCTGACATTTCTTCAGAGTTGTCACCTATCCTACCCCAATCTCTAAATTGTAATGATACATTTCTTAATTTTTCATCATTAAACATTACCATACCTCCAGCTCCACCAGCTGTAATAACATGGCTAGCATAGAAACTAGTTGTAGCTATATCTGTTTCTGGGGTATATGTTATTGTATCAGCTGAGTCTTCAATTAAGATAATATCTTCTCTCCCTATAGTAGCTAAACCGTCTTTAATTGCTTTCCAATTTGGTTTATTACCTATTAAATTAGGTATCATAAGTACTTTTACCTCATCATCAATCGCGGCTAATACTTCCTTCACATTAGCACAATATGTGGTTAAATCTACATCTACAAATATAGGAATAAGTCCTAATTGGATTATAGGGGCTAATGTAGTAGAAAATGTACAAGCTGGTGTAATTACTTTAGTTCCTTTAGGAAGTTGTAAACTAGCTAAAGCTAACAAACAAGCTGATGATCCTGAGTTTACGAATACTCCATATTTTTTACCAAAAAATTTAGCTATTTTTTCTTCAAATTCAATTGAACGAGGACCAAAACCAGCTAACCAACCATCTCTAAGACATTGTTCTACAGCTTTAATTTCTTCTTCTCCGTAGGATTCAAATTTATTAGGGGCATACCATATTTTTTTCATAGTTATAACTTATTATAAAATTCGTTTTGTTTTTCTTGTCTTTCTATTGTTTTAGGATGATATAAAGATAAATCTTCAAAAGCAGGTATCAAAGCTACAGTTTGATATCCTTCCAAAATTTCATGGACTTTATTTTTCCATTTTATCTCAGGAATGTTTTTATAGATACGCCATTGATAATCAGGAAAATTAACCCATCCATTTTCATTAACATACCATCCCCATTTTTGAATATGTTCTTGAGTTAAACCTTCAACAGTATTAACTCTGGGTACTTGGTATACTTCAACTTCAGGGTTAGTCTCTAATATCTCATGTAGAGATTCCATCAGATAATCATGAGGTATCTCATCAGCGTCAATTTGAAAAATATAATCACCAGAACACATTCTGGTTAGTTCATTTTTCCAATCAGCAAAGTGTCCTTGAAAGAAACTTTCTTTTAGAAGAATCCAATTAACAGATGAGTACCTATATAATTTATCAAGTAGGATAGGAGATGCTTTTGGTTTATCTAATAAAACACAAATCTCATCTTCAGGATGTTTATGTTTATGAAGAAAATCAATTAATCGAACTATTTCTTCATATTCATCACATACAGTGATTCCATAACTAATTTTCATTATTACCTAAATATAATAAACTTAAGGTAAAAGGCCAATATAACTTAAAGCTTCCATAAAATCTTTTTCTTCAAATTCTTTAGCATTACCCATATCCATCTTATGAGTATTACCTTCAGGGAACTTAGATTTTTCTTCTTCAAGTATTTCAATAGCTTTAACAGCAGTCCATTTCCAATTTTCAGTAGATTTACCATTAATAAAAATCATACCTTTATCAGGTACATTAATAGTGGAAGGCATCCAATACTTATTTTCATAATCCTTATAAAGAAGATCTTTATATAATTCAGGTAATACTTCAACTTGTTCTTCTAAAAATTCACTTTCATCAGTCATTAAAGTATTAGTTGTAAAACCACAACCGTAACACATATTAATAATATAATCAGAATGGATTATATGTTCATAGCAAGCATCACTACCACATCGAGCACATATAACTAAATTATCTTGAACTTTCGACATTTTCTACTTTTTTAAGTTTAGGTAACTCTATTTTCTTTAATTGTGGTAATTTAAGTTGAACCTGTTGTGGAAATTCAGGTATATATTTAGTTAAATAACCATCTAATTGTTCAACCATTTTTTCAAAACTAAAATTAGTTTTACTTCTAAAAGCCTGTCTATTGGCTTTTTCTTTATAGTCTTTATAATTAGCGAAGACATCTCTTAATGATATAAAGGCGGCCCCATTATCAACTCCAAACCATTGAAATTCTTTCATTAACATATCTTGCACAACTGAACTATCATCTAAATTATGAAGTTCACCTGGGATTAGTGTGACAAAGTCTTCTGATAGGAAGTCTTTATGTCCTGACCAGTTTGAGGCTATGATTGGTTTTTTAGTTAAACTAAATTCAAGAAGTGGTCTACCATATCCTTCACCTTTGGTTAAACTAATCATAGCTTTAACTTTAGAATGATTATATAACTCATTCATTTCTTCATCAGTTAATTCCCCATGAATTAAATAAACATTAGGGGTAAATCGAGCATCAATAGAATTACGAATCATATCAATTCTTTTAAGAATTTCATCTCGATCCATATAAGAGGCTCCTACACAAGTTGTTTTAAGAATAAGAGCAGGTGTGTTTTTCTTATTTTTAAAAGCTTCAAAAAACAACTTAATTAAAAGACCAACATTTTTTCTATCATGACCTAAATTACCCTGCATCCAATGTCCTACAAACAAATAGGCAAATTCTTCTTTAATTTGAGATAAATCAAAGTTTGATTTTTTAGGACCATATTTTTCAGTATCAACTCCTTCTATTAATACTTCAATAGGTTTTTGTAATCCGTATTCTCCTACTACCTGGTTAGTATTTCTATCACGTTGTTCAAACTTAATTTGTTTAAACACTTCAGCACTGTGAGTGGAAGAAGTTAAAACTAAATTCATTCTATTACATCCCTCCATCCAAGATGGGTGACAACCTGTTGTTTCAATACCAGCTGTTAATCCAATATTATATCTTCCAACTGGCTGAAATTCATTAGGTACTGTAATTTGGCACCAAATTTCAGGTTGTTTTGGTAATTGGTTACCCATAGGTAACAAATGAGGTCTTAAAAATTGCCATTCAGGATGATCTTCAATAAATCCCCAAGGTGTATTACCCCATCTTTGGGGTAATACTTTAACATCATATTTATCTAATTTGATAAGTGCTTTTACAAAATCACGAGCTCTAGCTCCATAACCGCTGTACGTATCAATCGGACAGCTAACTACAAACATTGGTTTCATTAATATACTAAATTATGAGGTACAACTTTTTTCTTAACAGGATCACATTTAATTATATGATAATTTTTTCGAGGTGTCCAATTGGCAAACAATTCTTCTATGTTTTCAATAACACGTTCTGCTTGTTGAACTGAGGTAAATCCAGCTTCATTTCCTACAGCCCATTCTCTACCTAACAATCCTCTAGCTTTTCTTTCATCAGGATTTAAGCTATAGATTTCAAAAATTCTTTCAGCAGCATCACTTGGCTCACATCTATCATCAAAGATATAAGGTGTTGGGACTGAACCTACTATTGAAATACTAGTTGGGAATACTGGGAATGCCCATGGACCACACTTTTTATATCTACCTCTATGATTTGAAGGAAACTGATCATCAAAATCAATCCATAATCCTTTCTCATCTTCAAATCTCATCTGGTCTTGCATTCCACCAGTAACATTAGCTATAATTGGATTTCCAACTAACAAAGCCTCAGTTAAACTCAAACCCCACCCTTCATTTGAAGTCAATAATATTTGGCAATCAGTACTATTATACAACAAATTCATACCATAAGGATCAAGTCTTTGATCAGAGAATATGATGTTATATCTTTCATCATCACCACACAACATATCAATAACAGCAGGCAAATCAGTCCCATTCTCATCAACACGTTGAGTATGCAAAACTAAAGCACACTTTTTAGCTTTTTCTAAAGGTAACTTATCAACAAACATCTTATAGGCCCAAATAGTATCAGGTACTTGTTTACGTCTAATATTACGAGAATTAAACAAAACTGCAAACTCTATTTCTTTATCCTTATATAAGTTTTTCTTAAACTCAACTAATTGTTCATCCTCCTTGTCTAAAGGTCTAAAAATTTCATGATTTAAACCATGAGGAACATACTTAATTAATCTATCCTTAGCCTTATCCCCCAGCACTAACTTATTAATATTTACAGTTTGTTTTGAAATACCCATTAATAAATCACATGACTCATAGAAAGCATCATTATATAATGGTGCTGGGTAATCATCCCAAATGTTCAAATAAATAATAGGAATTTTTTTCCTAATTTCATTCTCAATTTGGAACAACCATGTCCAATATCTGGGGTCTGTAATAATGAATATAGCATCTGGTTTTTCCATATCCATTAATTGTCTAACTAAATCTGGAGAACCATATCCATTACTTGGGTATAAAATAACTGAAGCATCATCAATACCTGCTAACTCACCTGTGTTTTGACTTAAATCAAATCTTTTACCTGCGTCTGGGTGGTTGATAGCCGCTCCAACATTTACCCAATTAAGGTGATGGGCTGTATGGAGTACAATTTCTTTAGCAACTGTTCCTATACCGGAATGTGTCCTAATGTCATCACACATTAGGAGAATTTTTTTACGTTTTTCTCTTGGAATATAACCTGGTTTCATATTTCTAAATTATTATGATTGTGAACTTTTTTTCTAAAATCCTCATCTGTAAGATATAAATGAATACATCGATCGGCAAGCTTTTGTAATGAGAATTTATGCCTTACACAAGCAACCTTAAACTCTTCAAAGAGTTCTGGTTGTATCTTAACACTTGTTAAAACTTTATCTGACATGACTTATTAATTGTTTGGTATTTATGTATATAAATATATTGGGAGATGTTAAGAATGCAACTTGTTGCAAAGCTCTTTTTTATCATTAAATGGACAATATTGACAATTCTTAGATACTATTTTAGCATGTTCCTTAACTAAAGGTTTGCCATTAGAATCAAAACAATCATTAATAAAATCCTCAATTATCTTTTTAGCTTTGTTTAATTTATTACGGCCCGCCGCCGGTCTATGTTGTTGTATACGAGCTATATTATAGTCGGTATTCTCCCATATTTTACGGCGTAAGATAAAGAATTCTACTTCAATATTATCAAGAGGAACATTGTACAACTCACTAATAAATTTTTTATAAAAAACAAGTTGCATTTGTTTAATTTCATCTTTTTTCTCTTTATCACCCCATCCTTTAGTTGAGGTTTTTAGATCATAAACATAAAATTTATTGTTCTTCTCATCATATAAAACTAAGTCAATGTAACCTTTGTATATTACATTTTTACCTAAATTTATAATAATAGGTAATTCTATACCTGCTAAATGCCACCCTTTCTTTTTAAAGTATAGGTTTCGTTTTTTCTTTAAGAAATCAAGTATTGCTACTCCATCCTCAAAAAATTCTCTTAGTTGTTCAGGTGAAGAATAATGAGTGTCAGAATTTTTCTTAAATCCTTCTTGATATAAATTTATAAACTTACTTTGAAAAAGTTCCTCTAAGTTCATAGAGTCAGCTTGAGTCGCAGATCCTTCATACATGACAGTAAGCCATTCTTGAATAGTTTCATGCATAGCTGTACCAAATGTAAAGTGGATAGAAGGAGATTCATCATAATGCCCATCTCTATATTGGAGTGCCCATTTATGAGGACAACTATGAAACATAGAGATCTGGGAATAGGAGATTACCTTGTGGTAAGCATAATTTACCTCAGGTAATTGTTTGGTTTTAATCTCGTTTAGTATCTGCGGCTGTATTTTTTTCGCCATATAGTTTTTCTATTTTTTCTAAATAGATGATAGCATCCATTAGTTCTTGTTTCATATGAGTAATCCATTCTTGAAATGATAAATCATTTCGGTCCATGTTTACACCATATTTAGTTTCACCTGTTTCTGCTCGGGTTGTAAATTGATTTATTATTGATTTTACTATACTATCCATTATTTAAACATTTTAACTATTTCTTTATCTTGATAACCTGCTTTGTAAAGTATATCTTCCAAATCAGAATTATCTAATACTATTACAGTGTTAGCAGCTTCACGGGTAGAACACTCATAAATTTTAGCTATAGCTTCTACAAGATCAGAGGTAGGTTGTTTCATACTTGATTTAACATATTTAAGCCAAACATTTTGTTTAGGGAGTAAACCACAATATACTTTATAATATTTTTCCTTATCAGTATAAGGAATAGTTTGAACATAATTAACTAATTCAATAAAAGGTTGATGCATTGATAGGAAACGATTAACCATATACGGATTAAAGGATTCCCTCTCTTTATCAGAGAAGGAATCCCAATCACGTTTACTACCTGTCAACTCTTTTAACCAATCAAATAGTGTCATATTCTTCTCTCAAGTCAAGTGGAAGAGATTCTTTCAAAATCTTACCAGTTGAACTATCATAAAATACAGGAATAGGGAGAATAGCGTCTTCAGCACTATTAGTAATAAAACGAGATACTCGTCTTAGAACTACTCCTTGTTTCCAAATATCACTTCCATTTTCAGTTTGGATAGCTGTGGTGTTTTTCAACTCAATTTGAGGTTGAGTATTAGTTGTTTCTGATTTCTTCATATTCTATGTCTTTAATTTCGTTACAAAAATAATATATATCTTCTTTTTTTAATACTGTATCACAGTACCAATATTCTTTTAGGGTGTTAGGTTCTAATTTTTCAAACTCTCTTATCGTACGATATAAAAGAAATTTTCGATCTCCAAACTCTATTATCTCTCTCATAAAACTTTTTTACCTGTAAGGGTTAATAATTTAGCTATACAAGCCATAACATTTATTTCTTTATCAATTCTGAAGTTAGCGTGGTAAAGATATTCTTCAATAATAATTATAGCTTCAGCATCTCTTATAGTATATTCATCTATTCTCTCATAAAGTGCCTTATATAGGGCTTCAAAATCATCTACATTAGAATCAGCAATTATTTGTCTAATTTGTTTGAAAGATTTATTATTAGGTAATAGCTCAATAATTTGATCAATATAATTACTTGATACTAAAGTTTGAGAATCAACAACTAACTCACCTTTTTTAGATGACATTTGACAGATGTTCAACATCTTTCGAACATCTGGGTATTGTTTTTTAACAATGTTAACTACACTATCCGTGTCATAATTAACATTCTCTTGACTTAAAACTTTACAAAGATGTCTGGCTACATCAGCTTTACTAGGAGGTATAATTTTAAGTGTCTGGCAACGAGATTGAAGTGGGTCAATAATACGTTCTATATAGTTACAGGTAAGAATAAACCGAGTACTTTTAGAAAATGTTTCAATAACATTTCGAAGTGAAGCTTGAGCTTGAATAGTCAAAAAATCAGCCTCATCTAAAATAACTACTTTAAGTGGTTTAAAAGACATTGTACTGGCAAACCCTGATACTTTGTCTCTGATAGTTTCAATTCCTCTTTCATCTGAAGCATTAATGTAGATGAAATCACAATTAATATTCTTAACTAAAAGTTTAGCTAAGGTTGTCTTACCTGTACCAGCGGGTCCATAGAAAATTAGATTTTGTATATCATTCTGTTCAATATACTTGGAAATAGTTTCTTTTAAATTTTCATTTCCAACATAATTTTCTAAAATATCAGGACGATATTTTTCAACCCAAAGTGTATTATTGATAGCCATCTCCGTAGAAGTCAAATGTTTTGATTGGTTCAGGTTTAATTTCTATTTCTACTCTATCTACAGAATATAAAGCACCTCCTAAAGGATCAAGATAAAATGCTTTATTAAATTTAGTTTGTTGAAAATATTTTTCTAATGCTTCTGTTAGAGAAGAAATTACAATATTAGGCTCATTAATGAGAGCCCACCTGTCACCAGGTGGTACTCTCTTAGCAATGAGCTGTTTTTGTTCAACAGTTTCGAATTCAGACATCACCTAAATTTAAAACATTCCAGGCATTCCTCCAAGTGACTCTTCACTCTTTTCTTTTGGTTTCTCAACCATAGTACATTCAGTTAACAAAATAGTACCAGCAATAGAAACAGCGTTTTCAAGAGCACATCTTGTAACCTTAGTTGGATCAATAATACCAGCTTCAAAGAAATCAATAAATTCAGAAGCTTTAATATTATAACCTACATTTTTATCTTCTTGATCTAAAATAGAATATTTAATAGAATGTACTTCATCTTCCAATCCAGCATTAATAAGAATTTGTTCAAATGGTTTCTGGAGAATTGATTGCATAATTTTACAGCCTAATTCTTCATCATAATTTTTAGTTTCACAAACTGTATTATACGCTGAGTGTAATAAAGCTAATCCACCTCCAGGGACAATACCTTCTTCAATAGCGGCTTTAGTAGCTTGAAGAGCATCATCAACACGATCTTTTTTCTCTTTCATCTCAGTTTCAGTGTTTCCACCTACATGAATGACAGCTACACCACCAACCAATTTAGCTAAACGTTCTTGGAGCTTTTCAGTTTCAAATGGTGAAGTTGAATTTTCAATTTGGTTTTGGAGTGAAGTACATAATTCTTTAATTGTATCAGCATCTCCAGCTCCATCTACAATAGTTGTAGTTTCTTTAGTAACAGTGACTGTACGACATTCACCTAACCAATTCAAATCAAACTTTTCCAATTTCATACCTTTGTCCTTATCAACTACTTGACCACCAGTTAATGTAGCCATATCATTCATAAGCAAAGTACGACGATCACCAAAGTCAGGAGCTTTAACAGCACATACATTCAAAATACCTCTCATTTTGTTAACAATAAGAGTAGCGAGTGCTTCACCATCAATATCTTCAGCTACAATCAAAAGTGGTTTACTTTGAGAAGACATATTTTCCAACAATGGAAGCAAATCTTTAATTTGAGTCAATCGACCATTGTAGAATAGGATAGATGGATTTCTGAGTGTGCAACTCATATCATCATTATTAGTCACAAAATAAGGTGATTTGTAACCACGATCAAATTGAAGACCTTCTACTGTTTCAAGATAAGTTTCACCTGTACGAGATTCTTCAATTGTGACAATACCTTCTCTACCTACTTTATTAATAGCAGTAGCAATCAATTCTCCTACTTCTTCATCATTGTTAGCTGAGATAGTAGCTACTTGGCGAAGTTGGTCTTCACTAGAGATGTCTTGAGACATTTTACGAAGTGTTTCAACGTGTGCTTTGGTACACTTATCAAGACCTCGTTTGATATCTACAATATTATGCCCCTTATCACTATAACGAGAAGCGGCGTCTACAATTTCACGAGCTAATAAAGTAGAAGTAGTTGTACCATCTCCAGCTTGTTCAGCTGTTTTAATAGCTGCTTGCTTAAGCATTTGAGCGCCCATATTTTGAATTGGGTCTTCAAGCTCAACAGCTTTAGCTACAGTAACACCATCTTTAGTGCTTTGAGGAACACCATGTACATTTTGAATAACAACATTTCGACCATTAGGTCCTAAAGTAGTTACAACAGCATCTGCTAACTGTTGTATTCCTAGTGCTAGATTCTTTCTAGCTTCATCTCCATAATTTATAATTTTTGCCATAACTTTTATTTATCAAAAAGGTAATTCTTCATTATCTGCTGTTTCAATATAACGATTAGTTTCAACAGCTAAAACTTCATTTTCTCTAAGGACAAGATAATCAACTCCTTTATATTGGATTTTAGTAGGTCCCATTTGAGGCATATAAACTATATCTCCAGGTTGGACAGTAGTTGGAATCAAAACTCCATCACTGGTGTAAAAACCAGGTCCTACAACATATACTTCTCCTTTAATAGAAGTTTCTTTTCCCATATCAGGAACAATAATACTACCATAAGTAGATTCTTCAGACTCAATAGGTTTTACAATAATCAAATTGTATAACGCTTGTAAATTACTAATAATCATTTTATTTTTAGATTTTCAAATTTAACATAGATTTCATTTAATTCTTTAACATAACTTTCTAAACTTTCCCTATTTTTATCTTTAACCATATCACCAGCCATAGCTGTTAGAGCTTGAGCCATAGTAGAATAATGTCCTACTACACTAGTGTATTTTTTCTTTTCTTCTTTAGATACTTTTGTCTTATAGACTGAGTAATTGTAATCATCTACTTGGATAAAATGGTCACCAAATAGAGGGTCATTTATAACTTTCATTGCTTAAATATAATAAAAAAACTTTAAAAAGCCAAACTTTTTAATTTATTAAAGCCCAAGTTTTTTTACTAAAACTTCTTTAATATAATTTTTAATTTCAAATACATCATCAATTCCTCTATAATATCCCATACCAACATTAGCTATAGGATATACAGCGAAATAATAACCAGATTTTTTACTTTTAACTACAATTAAAGTACTGGTTATCATTCGACCAAAAGGTGTTTCTTGGGCCTTAATAGTAGCTCCTTCTCGGGTTTGGAGACTTTTTTTTAGGTTTCCTTTAAAAACAGGTTTAAATAAGTCATTAAAAACTTTTAATAAATTATTATCAATAGGTGCTCTACCTCTTCTTTGTTGAAGTAAAGCCATAGCTAAATATTCAGAAACTAAAATTTTATAAATTTTATCATCTTGAGACACTATTTTTATATGCGGACCATTTTTTTCTTTATTTAGTTGATCTATAGCAGGTTTATCAACAAAAATAAAACGAGGCACTCTAGCATCTTCACTGCCTCCTTCAGGAGCTCTAAAGGGATGCTCACCACTTTTATTTGAAATATTAACGGGGAGTTGTATAGGCATTTTAAGTAAAATTATTTAATAATTCCAGCTCTACGCTGCCACTGACGCTTAATCCACTCATTCATTGTATTACTATCAGCATCAGTTGGAAAGTCAGTTACATTAAATTCAAATTTAATAACAGGATACCAACTTCTTTCACCTGGTTCTTCATCATAGTAATTGGTGTTTTGTGTAACTTCAAAACCTTTATCTTTTACCCATTTTAAAGCCTCATTCCAGTCTTCATCTGGGAGTTCGTTTCTATAGGTAAATGAAACCTGACCAAATCCTTTACCTTTTAAAGGATCACTATCTGGTCTATCACCAGAATATACTCCTAAACTAACATTTGGTCTAAAATCTCCAAACATACGGTCAAGTTCTTGTTTAAATTCTTTTTCTTTAGAACGGTATTCACCATATTCATTTATTTGATCTTTTGGCTTCATTTCTGTCATGTTGATAAATATTAGTAGTCTGCTTTTCTTACAACAAAGTATGTAGTTTTTGTATTTTCTTCTTTAAAATCAAATTCTAATTTAAGTAATCCTTCTTGGGTGAATTTAATTGATGTAGAAGACGCACCTTTATTATTATGGAATATTTCTCTCAACATATTAGAATTGAATGGTATTTTATGTCCTTCAACAATAGAATGTTGAGCTTCAACAGTGAATGTAATTCTGTTTGAAAATTCCATTTTCTCTCCAAAAATAAACTCTAAAATAGGATTATCATGAATACTTTCAGTTGCTTTAAGAGTAACTAATTCATTATTAGGTATAGCTGAGGCTGCTTTAGTAAAGGCTAAAACATCATTAGGTTCCATAGTAGCTGATATATCATATTTGTCTGGTTCGTTTATAGTACCAGGTGATTGAATCATTAATGGATCTGCTAATGAATATTCAACTGTAAAACTAACATCTTGAAGAGTTAATTTAGTGTATACTTTATTAGTTTTAATTGGAGATATTAGTAATTGACCTGAGGTAACACCTAATAGTTTGTTTAATTGGGTAGTGTTAAATATAGCTAATTCACAATCTTCAATAGGAAATTCATTACATTCAAGTTCTCCAATCATATCTTTATTTGGAGACATAAAGGCTATATTTAATGTATTATTTTGTATTTCCCACTTAACAGATTCAATTAAACCCCCAAGATAATACCTTGAGATAATTGATTGGAGATGATTTTTTTCTATCATTAGAAATTAAAAAATTTATTTTTATATGGATTCAAATTTAAATTCCAACCTAAATCATTATAGAATCCTTCTAATTTTGTTTGTAAAATGGTTTCAAATGATTTTTTACGGTCAGCATAATCATCCATAAATTTACGTATCTTATCTGGGAGATCAAAGTCTAAGAATGCAAGTGTTTCTATTTTATAAGGATTGTCTTTTAAATAAACCCATTTGATTTTATCACCTTGTACTATGTAACTGTGTTGTTTGTCTAATTTCCAAAATCTAATTAGATCATTATAACGAACAGCAGCTTTTACGTTAGCAGGAGCACCTTTAACTAACTCAGTTAATATTTCACTTGGTTTAGGTTTTCGAGTTACATAGTCATTTAATGTTTTAACTGAGGTTGGATTGCCTAGTAATGTAATGTCAGTATCAAGTGACATCATTCTTTCTTGAAATTCAAGGATTTGTTTATCAATTTCACTCTGTTTAACTCCTTTTAGTACTTGTTTAAGAACACTATCAAAAAACTTTCCAAACACAGGAGGAAAATTAGCTTTCTTAAATTCAAGTCCTTTAATATCAAGTGATTCTTTAGATATACCTTCTTGTTTAGTAATCCATTGAGCATATCTACGAGTAGCTCTAAAATAAGCAGAACGAATAACACATTCTGTTTTCATTTCAAATCTATGAGTAGGTACATTGAAACATTCTTTAGCTAAAGTATTATAATATTCAGTAATAATGTCTTGGTATTTTAGAGCTATCTGTTCAAGTAAATTATCTTTTTCTTCATCACTTTTTTCTTCAAAGTCAGGATAAAGATATTTTAATAAAGGTTCAGCATTAAAATAATTGGAGTCTGTATCAACATATGCACAAAAATTATAATCACCTTCATCACATATCCACCACGGTGTTTCTTCTAAATGTATCATAATATTACTTCACCTTTAATTACTTTATTCATATGGCGGTTAGCACATAAAGCGCTTTCTTGGATAATTCTTTGACCACTTAGAGTAATAGATTCACTCAGAATAACACTACCATATCTAAAACTACCAAGAGCAGTCGCGCCATATAAACTATTTAACAAAATTTTCATTGTATGTTGTCTTTGGTGCCAAAATGCCCCTTTTTCTTTATCACCAGCTTTATAAGCTTTTTTCATATAACCTTTATACTCTACCCTTTCATCAAACCACTTAGCCAAAATTGTTGATAAAACTGATTGTTTGTCTGTTCTATACATCACACCATTAGCAGAAATGGCTAAATTATTTTCTATAATAAGTTGGGTTAATTTACTTACTTTAATATAAGTTTGCTTACGATTAGCATTTTCAATAAGTAGTTCTTCATTAGGATTTCTTGTTTTTAAATCATTTAATCCTAATCTATTATTTCTATCATCATTGTCTATAATACGAGCTACAAATGTCTCTTTACCAATATTAAGGGACATAATGATAGAAGGATATAGTGAAGTCAAATCCTCATCAAACATATACTTATACAAACCTGCAGCAGGGCAAAACAAATAACCTCCAGCATAATTCTTTTTAGTAATAGGATTTCTATCTTTAGCTGGTGGTATAATATTTTGGTCTAATAGATAAGCTGAGATAGCGCCATCTTGGGTTTTAGTGTTAGCATATACCTCACCATAGTTGTGTTTACCCTTATGAGACAAGTTTTTAACTAACCCAACATATTCAAATTTTTCATCTAATGCTTTTAGAATCTCAACATCTCGAAAGTTGTATTGGATAAACTTTTGAATATCTGTTTCAAATAATCTATCCAAATTACCATCATATTCAACCTTACCTAACCCAACATATTTTTCTCCAATAGCGTCTAATCTCATAGATGGTTCATCTCTGAAACTAAATTTTTTATGAAGTTTCATGTAGTCAAGAGATTCAACACCAGCTATATTTAGCCATCCATCTCTATTCCATTGACTTTCATCTCTAACAATGTCAATTGGAGATAAAGCATTAGCAAATTCTTCACCTAATACATTACTAATCCTAAAATAAAGATATGGAATATCAAAATAATCACTATTCCATCCTACTAAAATATCAGGATTAATTTCTTTATATCTTTCAAGAAAAGTAGCTAGTAATTCTTCTTCAGTTCTACAAGGAACAATTTCTTTATGTCCTTTAGTATGTCTAATTTGACCTTTTTTATCTAAAATAAGAATAACCCATTTATCAGGTGTTTTATCCCACCAAGCAATAGATGTTACAGGCTTAGGAGCAGCTTGAATATATTCTTCTGTAAGCGCTCCTCCCATTTCAATCTCAATATCAAAAAATACTTCACGATGTCCTTTAGATACATCATCATTAATTCCATATTTTTCAATAAGGAATTTTTGGTATGGGGGCATATCATGAAAATGAACATTGGGAGTATTTTTATCCCAATCATAAGTTTTTTTGAGCCATTCTCCATTTAGTCCCTGATAACTAGCTTCATGTTCAGGGCATTCTATATAAGCGGGATTGCGCCAGGGGATTATTTTGTAATCATTTTCAGTCCATAAATGTATCTTATATTGGTTTTTACCAACATATTCAGCATAACATTTTTTATACATTACCAGTAATTAATTACGTTTGAGGATTCATTGGGAATCGACGCTTTTTTTT